TTCAGAAAAACTTTCTTTTAACATTTTTAAAAACAAATTTGTTGTGTGATTCCAAGAACTATATTTAAAATAAATATTATTTTGTTTGCAGTATTCGTTTAGTAGTAAAATTGATTGAAGGTTTTTGTAAAGGGCTTGAGTAAATGGAATAACGTCTAAAGGACTATGAGGAAGAACACTTAACTTATTAACTTTGTGATCATCGGATGGTCTTAAAAACCAGTGTTGTACGAGTTCATGCTTGTTTAATGGGGTTGGCATCTCTATTTTATTACTATCTACCCCTTCTATTCTTCCTAAGTCTGGGTATAATACTAACAAAACTTTTGGGTTTCCATTTTTTTGAAAGTGATGCATTAATCCCTTTAATATTGACTCTGCTCCCCAGCCACCCATGCCTAAGTTTAGGGCTTCTTTACCGTAAGAATCTGCAATTTGAAAACCCCATATATCCTTGTAAGATCCATCTTTAACTTCTGGCTCTGTTATGTGATCTCCATGCGTCTGGGAACAGCCTGAAAAAACAAATTCGTAGTACTTGTTAAAGTCTTGGTCCATAGGTCTGTATCGGTAATCTTCAAGTTGTTGATCAAAAGTAAAAAAACTTAAAGCCTTAGATTGAGTAGTTGAATGAGAGGCAAGAATGTCTTTTAACTCTTCCAGAAACAGGGACATCTCTTCATTGCTGTATTTATTTTTAGAGTCAACTGTAATACCTTGAAAAAACCTAGTTAAAAAATCAAAAAATCTTCTGTTTATTTCGTTCAATATATAAACCTGTTGTCTTTCTTTTTAAAGATTTTTTTTATTTTATAATAAACTTTATACATTAAGTACTTTAGTATCATTTTTTCTCCTATTATTAAATTATATCATAGAAAAGCAGGCCTGTAAAATAACAAGCCTGCTAATCTTTAGGAAAATTACTTTACCTGGTTAGTTGGTTTTCCTCCGCCAGATGACTTCTTTGCAGGAGCCTTCTTTGCGGTCTTCTTAACAACCTTAGCAGTCTTAACTGCCTTGTCTACATCTTCTGCAGATGGCATCTTGCCGAATGCAGGATCGTTAGGGTTGGCTGCTCTCAATACAACGGGCACAAGTGCTCCAAGTAGTGAGTATGCTAATGTCTGTGGATCTGTAACTCCAGAAGCATACATTGCTGTTGCTGCTCCAAGTACTGATCTTCCGTATGACGCTAGTGCGTTTTTGATTTGTTTATTCATTTTATTCCTCCTAGGATATGAATTTTGTTAGTACTGTAAAACCAATCCATAAACCAATAATTCCTGCGACTCCCGCAAAAACTGGTGGTGCTGGTACTGGCAATTTGAATGCAGCAAATACTACACCACATCCAAAACCTGTTAATACTGAAAGCATAATTTCTTTCATGCGTCTATTCTACCATAGTCATCTGGCAGGAGTTTTTTTAGTTCTTTGTACGCTCCTGATATTTTTTTTAAGGCAAAGTCATGTGGAGTAATCATGCCATCTACTGCTGAGCCATATTTATCGTAGTGTTCGACCTGTGGACCAACCTCATCAATAAACAACTTTAGCCCAGACTGAACCTCTTCTATATACTGATATGCCCAATCACGAGAATCTGAAACAAATTTTAAAAATGCTTCGTTTGATTCTTCTTGATCTGTTTTATTTCCGTCGCTAATAGACTGCTGCATAAGCAAAAGATTTAATGTGTTTGCCAAAATGATGCGGTTCTTTTTTATTTGAAACACATACAAAGATAAGAATAATAGAGTTAAGAATACAAATACTCCGACTAGAATTGACTCAATCATAGTTCTTTTCCACCTTCTCTTACCAACAAAACAATAGCACCATTATCTTCAAGTGCTTTTTTAACACGAATCATGTACTCAATAGCCTGTCTCTTTAACTCAACAGTCTCCAAGGACATAAAGTCTTTCTCTTTTGCTTTTACTGTTATAAAATTATCATTATCTACAATTTCCAAACTAAAATTGTTTGGGGCATGCAAAGATCTAAACGCTCTTCTCATTGCATCTGTATACATCTTACTCCATTGTTAATGATTGCCATGTCATTCCCCAGTCATCCTTGCTCTTGTGGCTAGAAAACTCTTTTGATATTTCACCATTCTCTAAGTATACACCACCCCAGACTCCCCACTCTTTTCCTGAAATTCCAACAGAAAAGCAGTCTTTCCTTACTGGACAGGATGAACAAAGAGCATCAATTGCTGGTCTTAGTAGTTCATCTTCCTCATATTTATCAAAAAATAAGTTTGTATCATAGTCTAAACAAACAGCATCATCTTTCCATTTAAACTTATTCATTTAGATCACATACTTATCAGGGATTTCCCATCCTTGGCTAGAAGGAATAAACTCTTTTTTCATTTGCCACTTGTTATTTTTATAGATACCAAATTTTGAGTAGTAGGCTTTCTCTGAGGGAAATGTCTCAACTACTGTCCAACCATCCCATGACAGTTGTCTATTCTTGTTTACTATTGACTCCATAGTGTCTAAAGAATTAACTAATTTCATAATCTTTCCATTCTGTTTGTGTGCCAAGGCACATTTGAAGCATACTAAATTCTAACATATATGACAGAGTTTGTCAAGAACTATTAGAATGTGTATACGTTTGTGTTTATATTATTTAGTTTTGATATGTGAACCATCTTTGACACTGGCTCTTTTGGATTAGACAAAAAGGCAAAGTGGTTTAGTTCAGATATGTTTTCTTCTAGCCATTGAGGAGTCACTTTAATAAACTTAATAGACTTACCTCTTGACTTCATTCCTTTTTCAGATAGGTTTGCAAACTCCATAGCCATCATATTAATATTGTTTGGACCCGCAGAATATATATGAAAGTTTTTGTCCTCTTCTAGCAATTCAGAAAGGGCAACGGCCATCGATCTAAGGAATACATTATAGTTGTCAAAACTACTCGTCCCCTGAACCCCTACTATCATCGTTAATCCCTTCTCTTAATCTATCCATTATGAATAGCATTTTATCTAATTGTACCTTATCCATGTGTATTGTGTCAACTTGTTCCGCAGACTCCTTGTCAATAAGTTCATTGACCAGTGGCGCTTTGTAAAAAATATTATCTTTAATCCAGTACGCACTGTTATCAAAAATAATTACTTTTATATTAGTTTTATCGTAATGTATTTTAGACTGTGACCTAGTTTTTAATTTTCTAGATTTACTCTTTCCATTGCTATACCTATACTGAAGCATTGACTGGCTAATAATTGGAGTGCTGATATTATTTGCTTTGACTCTTAAAATATAAACATAAACAAGCAAGGCAAGTATTACTGTTGTCCCGATAGCACCATACAAATTATTCATAAAGACTCCCAGGTATTTAGTATATCATTTTTTATTAGAAAGAGCCTTTATTATCTCTTCGATAACAACTCTTTGATCTTTGTCTAAAGACTTTATTGCATCTAGGTCAAGGCCTTTTGGACCTATCTTAACCAGAGGATCTTCTTCTGTTATATCCATGTCGATAAAACCTTTTTCCCAAAGTTTTAAAGTAACTTTTGAAAAGTATATAGAAAGATCATCACTAAGTTTAGAGTCTAACTCCTTAAGCCTATCTGTTGGCCTGTAAAGGGGTTCCCCAGTCTCAGAGTCAGTACCTGCAAACTCTAGCCCACCATTAAGTATTAACTTATCTACGGAATCAAACTCATCCACGGTTATTTCCCAGACTTCTTTCTGGCCTTTGCTAGTTGATCAAAATCTTTAACCTTAGTGTCACCTAGATATCCCCAGGCATAGCCATCATTGATCATCATGTCGTTAAGAGATACGGTATCTCCATTAATATATACCCAGCCTAAAATGCGACCATACTTCTCAGATGAATCCATCTTCTCAGTCTTAATAATAACAGACTTGGCATCTTTTAGAGCCTTCTTTAGGTACTCTTTAGACTCAAGACCAAGAGTCTTTTCTTTAAGGTCTTTCGTACGAGACTCAGGGGTATCAATACCAGCCAATCTCACACGGGATTGAAACAAAATATCAAACCCTAAATCAATAAGAACGTCAATGGTATCTCCATCTACTACGTTCTCTACTTTT